GTCTGGCCGTCGTACCAGTTGTAGAATTCCGCAAGATCCTCCGCGTCCGCCGCGTCCTCCAGCTTCTCCGGCGGCATACTCGCAAGCAGAGCCGCCGTCTCCTGCACGCTCGGCTGATACTTCGGCTCCACCGCCGTCAGCAGCTTTGTCTCCATGTCCTTCACGCTGGCAAGCCCGGTTTCCTTGTTTGTAAACAGCACCGTGAGCATGCCCTTCTTCGTGCTCTTGTCCAGCACAAGGCCGTAGTTGCCCATGTCCGCTGCCTTGACCCACGTCCGCAGAGGGTAGACCTGCCGTCCGTTCAGGAAGGGGAAACCGCGCTTCTGCGCCGCCGTCTCCGAGATCGTCCACGGCTCCGTGATTCCCTCGGGCTTTTTCGCCGGTCTTTCTCCGTCCGCCTCGCGGATGAGCGATTCCAGCCGCTCGTCCGTTTCCGTTCTTTCCTGCGCTTCTCTCGCCTCCGCGCCTGCCTGCTTTTCGTACCGGTTCAGCAGCTTTTCAAATTCCTGCCTCTGGTATTCCAGCTGCTTCTCCCGCTTCAGTCCGAAGCGCTCTTCGTTTTCCTCCATGCCCTTGCGCAGGCTCATCCGCGCATCCTTGCCCTTTTCCGCCGCGTCCACGATCTGCCGCAGCATCTCCGAGGCG